ATGAAAAATTCCATTGATATCTCGGCCTTACCTAATTCGCTTATTTTTTCGTCAAGCGTATACGTGCCAGCCTTTACGTTTTCAACACTGCCGAAAGTTGGGTGTATTAACGTTCCTTTCTCGCCATCCTCAAGCGCACGCAAAAGATTGTCACGCTCGTTGTAATAATCCTCATAAGGTATAACGGCAGTGATTGAAAACTCTCGAGGTATTAATCCTTGATCCTCAATGCTTTGCTTATCTGATCGCGGATAACGAATCTGAATAACACGACGCCCGCCGCTGGTTGGCATTTCTTTTGATAGAAAGCTTACCTTTTTATAACTGGATTCTTTTAGCTGTATAATGTCAGTCATTATGCCCCCGACAGTGCAAAGCCGACATCATCGCGCCTTGATCTTCTGGTTGATACGCTTGGCGCGTCTTTTTGTACCAGTCCTTTATCAAGCCCAACATTAAGCCCAACATCAATCTTGCTGCCACCAGATAAATCAGGCTTTGTATCACCACCAAAGAATTGGGCTTTGATGTCATCGAAACTGATTGAAGAAAAGTCAAAATTCTTGATGGCATTTATTATGCTCATGACTTTGTTTTTCATGTCGATAATAGGCTGCACTAATTGAGCATGAAGATGCTTTCCGAACGTCACAAAGAACGCTTTCACCTTGTCCCAATTCTTGATTATCAGGAATGCACCGGCAGCCAAAGCCGCAACAGCCAAACCTATCGGACTAAACACCACGGCAGCTACAACGCCAAGCGCTGCAAGCCCTGAAGTAATCAAAGGTATTGCCAGTCCGATGGCTCCAATCACAAGAAGCAATGGCCCTATCACAGCGACAACCCCAGCAAAAACCAAGATTGCCTTTTTCGCTTCTGGGCTCATCGCTGAAACTTTTTCTGTAACGCCTCTTATTGCCTTGGTCAGTTTAAGCGCCATCGGTAAAAGCTCTGCGCCCATTTTCTCTTTTAAGTCTTGTATTCTTGCGGCTGTAAGGCGCTCTTGGTTTGCCAGATCGCCACTTGTTCTAGCGTAATCGCCGACAGCGTTTTTGCTTTGCTCTGTTGCAAGTGCCAATGTTGCATAGGCCATTGCTTGACGCTCAGTTTCAAATCTTGCGCCTTTGGCCACCATTTGTGCAACTTTTGTTCTAACGTCCTTATCAAGTATCGCTACGCCTAACGATTTAAGCGAGTCTCTTTCACCTAGTAGCGCCTTTGTTAATGCTTCGCTAGCGCCCTTCGCGCCACCTGAAAAGTTTGTGAATGATGCAAGGTCTATTGCCAGCGCATTAACTTTATTTGACAGCTTAAGCGCTTCTTTTCCGGTAAAGCCAAAACCAGAAAGCAAATCACCAGTATCACCTAATAATTGCCTAGATGTGGTGCCTGCTAAGCCATAATTTTTAGCCAATGCATCCGCCGTCTTCTGAGATTCTGCGGCCACATCTTTGAACACCGTCTTGAATTTTGACCTGGTTTCTACAGCATCCCTAGCCGCATCCTTCAATGACTTAGCCATCAATAGAATGGGCGCAGTTGCAGCCGCTGAAAGAATAGCTCCGCCTTTACGGGCAGAAGCGGTAAACTTAGAGAATGATTTTTTTGCCTTATCTACAGATAGGCGCATCTTATCAGATGATTTAGAAACCCATCTAGCTGCCTCGCTATACTGCTCACGAGCCTTAATGACATACTGGATTACAAAGGATTTATTGGCCACTGTTAAGCTCCTGGGCTATTTGATTAGCATGGTCTGAAAGATCAAATACTCGGCTATAACCTTGATCCTGTAAATAGTCAATGCTTAAAGCACCCCTGAAGCTGTACGCCAACTTACTTAATTTTAGCTGATAGCCTTCATCTCCAACCACTATCAACTCTGAATAAAATTTGCCGTGTAAGACCCCATCATTTTGCGGAATTCTTTGTGGTTCATTCGATCCATTAGCGGAAAAGTTAAGTTCTTTTCACCACCGACCATTGCCACTTCTTTGAATAGCTCACGAAATAAAAGCACCATCTTTTTCATATCAACGCCGCTGCCCATCATTATTGCTAACGCTGCATCACCATCTGGAGCTTCTTCTTTTTCTGGCTTCTTGTCGGCTTCAGTGCGCGCCTTTTCCAAATCGGCCTCACTGAACATGTCAGCCATCTTCATGGCCGCACTTTGCAGCATCCCCTCAATCTCACAGCATAAGTGCGAAACCTTGCCGGTCGGCTCGTTTAAGTCGATATGATTGCCTTCAACCAAACCGTTGCCAGGCGATGAATATTCTAATGGGCTATCTAATTCAAATGTAATAGTTTTCATTTTTGTACCTTTGACATTGCTAATAAAGGAGCCGCCCGAACGGACGACTCACTTAACCTACTACTGCTGGAGCCGAGCTAAATTCAAGCGGTATTTCGCCTTCGTTTTGAATTGCTTTTTCTGCGTTATTGGTAAGAATAGCGCTTTTAAATGTACGCGCTAAACGGTTACCAGCAGCATCAGTTCCAGAAACACGAATAACACGACCAAAAGCTGCAACTGCAATGTCCCTTGTTTTATCAATCATCGCAATTGATGCAGGAACGGAAAATTTCACAGTTGAAACTTTTGTTGAAACGTCTTCAGATGAAATCATGATCGGCTTGCCGCCTTGAGTAGCAGATTTGATCATCCTCTCACCTAAGCCTTCGGTGAAGACAACGGTGTTACCATTTACAGGCAACGCCTCATCGTCAACCTCAACCGATACATCTGTTAATATAATTTGGTCAGCCATTATTTACACCTCAAAACTTACGCGCATACCATAAGTAACACCGCGCATCTGCACGACAATATAAAGGGTCATATCAACGAAGAATTTTCCGGTCACAGGGTTAAGTGTGACAGTCAAAGCCTCTTTGAATGCCTTATCGAAATCTACAGCCTCACCATCAACAGTTCCAACACCCGACTGAGTAACAGCAAGAGAGCCAAGATCATTGTTCATTTCAGCAAGAAACGCCGCTATGCTTGCCTCATTCGCGCTGTCAACGTCTTCAATCAACGCGCCACCTGTTGCCCTGAATTGCGGGTAACGTGCGCGCGTGTTGTTTACGATGTACTCACGACCAGCTGTAGCAGTGTCAACGTAGTTCAAAAAACCAAATGTTGGGTCAGGGTTGCCAGCAGCATCAGTTTTGTATGCTGTGACAACCTCGCCGGCAATAACAGCTGTTCCTGGGCGGTTAGTGTCGATAGTCCAGCCACCTGCATCTTTAACCTGCTCGATTTCAACATCAGTCCATGAGTTACCGATATCTGGTGTCAACAAGTCAGGAAATGACGTATTAAAATAAGGCTTTGAGTTTAATCTAATGCCACCAAAAGCATCACGCGCACTACGAGCGATTACAAAACGTGAAGCGCTTGCGCCGTCAGTCCGTCTCAATGCCCGAATAGAAGCGAATCCAGCAGCTTTAATAAACGGCACTTCTAAAATATTTGGGCCGACATATTTTGTGTTACTGATTAGCTTGTCGGTGTTGATAGATAATGATTGACTGTTCTCAGTGCCGAGTGCCGTTAGATGGTTGCCCAATGTATCGGTTGTACCAACAAACGCTATGCCATCCAAAATATTGTTATCAACATTGAATCTCGCATCAAGCACATCTGTCACTTCTGCAAGATCATCTTGAAACTGCCATGCAATACCTTGATAACGCTGGTTTCCGATAACATCCAGAACGCCAGTTAATACGGGATCAGTTGCGCCTGATGACATGCCGGTTAAAGTGTTTGTTACACCGCCGACCAAGCCTGTGGTTTTCAGGCCAATAGTATTGCCGAAAGTGCCTTTGTTGATCGCTGTAACTGTAACCGTACCAGTAACGTTTGCAGCAGTGACCATTGATTGAGCATCGGCAGTTATTGCAGCCTCTAATGCGGCACCAATGACGGTAGCTGTATCGGTATCAGCAACAGGAATAACATATTTTCTGAATTTCTGAGAGCCAACATAGAAAGTCAAGGTGCCTGCTTCTGTAGCGGTGCCAGCAATAACAAAGGTGCCGGTTGCCGCAACAC